CATCAATATATTCAAAATATTGATCTGAGTTAGGCGAAAGACCATTATCTTTTATAGCTTCTTCATGAAGTGCATAAGCATAAGCTGTCATGCCTTTGTGTTCTTCATTACCGAACCAAGTATTTTTTTCTCCCCATTCTTTTGCCTTTGGTTCAGGCTCTGGAACAGAGTTAAAAGATTGCTGCTGTTGTTGCTGATAAGCCTGTTGCTGCTGTTGTTGATGAGCTAATTGTTGCTGATAAGCCGCTTGCTGCTGTTGCGTTGGCTGTGCAGGAAGACTTCTTTCATAACGCTCTGCCTCTTGCATCTGAGACTGAGCTTCAATCATCTTTTCCTGAGAAGATACAATATCATCAGTATTACCTTCTTCGTGAGCCTTTTTATATTCAGCTTTAGCTTTTTCTGCTGCCAGCTTTGCTTTTTCCTTAATCTGTGAAACCAATGCAGTCTCACCGCGATTTATTAAAGATTCATATTCTTTATTTTTTGCGGAAAGATTTTGGTTTTGCTGGTTAAGTTGTTGCGCCGCAGCAACCGCTTCTTCTGCAAGGCGTTCTGCTTCTCTTCTTTTAAAGGTTGCCTTATCAAGACGTTTCCTAACACTAACACTATAATTGTCTAACTCTTCATCACCAGTTAGTTCTTCAGCCGCTTTTTTAACAGGAGGTTTATCATCAACAATTTCTAAATCAAAATTAGCATCTTCATCAGCATCTTCTTTTTCTTTAAAACTTTTGCCAATTTGCGTCTTAACACCAAAAAACTTATCTTCGGCTGACGTTGTTTCAACTATGGACTCTTCTAATTCGCTCATATCTTTACAATCCCCCTTGGATCTTCAACCACAGCTTCTACGCTATCGTCATTGATCAAACGAAACTCTTTTCCATGAACTAGAAACCGAGTGCCTGTATAAGAACGCATTATAATCCAGTCTCCTTTTTTACAAAATGCGCCTGTCGGGAAACGTGCAGAATCTGAATAAACATCTGGCCCCATATCCAAAACAAACCCAACAATACTCCCCACCTCTTCGGTGTGTATTGTTTGACTTGATTTGATAATTCCACCATCTGTTTTCTCATCAGGTTCTGGTAAGGCAATTAATATCTTATATCCTTTCGGTTTCGGCATCTGACTTGCTTTGCGAGCGATGGAATCTTCAATGCCAATTTCTTGAACATTGTCATCCGACTCGTTTACTGCTGCTAATGACTCAGCCATTAGATTTCCTCCTGCACTGGAAATTGGTGTCCAGAGTCACCTGCGCCACACAATATAGCGTTATGCTTGCTCAATCTTCTTTTTTAGATCAAGTAATTCTCTTTCTGCCATTGCAATGCCTTCTATAACACCGCAACAACGCGAATATTCTGAAAAGTCCTGGCAACTCCCTGTACTGATATGATCGCTTAAATCATTAAGTAACTCTCGATACTTTGTCCTTAAAACATCTAGTTCATCCATCAGAGTTCTTGTTTCCCATCAGGTCTTTTGCTATGTCTCTGCCTAATTTAGCACCTTCAATCTGTTCTTTACTAGCTATTTTTTTAGATTCAAGCTGTTTCATACTATTGTCGGCTGCAATTCTAACGCCTAACTTGGCAGTTTCTATTCTTTCTTGAGTTTCTAGTTTATCTCTATCTAAGCCAGATTTATCCATAGACTTCTTTAAATCAAGTTCAATTTTAGCCATATCAGATTGTGCTTTAGCCTCAACCTGTTGCTGCTTAATCTGTAATTCTTGTTGCTGCATCTGAATAATAGGATCTTGAGACTCTTCCATTTGTTTTTGCATCTGAGCTTCACGTTTATCTTTTCCAGTCAACTGTGCTGCTGCTGGCGCGACAAGCCTTGAAAGCCTAAGTTCAATATCTTCTGGTAATTTCTCTTCAGGGCCAGGTAACGGCACACCAAGTTCTTTTTCAATCTTAGCTCTATAAGCAAAAGCCACATGCTCTGAAATATGTGAAGCCATTGCCGCCTCTGAAACCTTTGCGGTAGGATTCTGAGACATAATTTCCATAATCTTTGGGTCTTCTATCAAAGATACATGAGTTTGAATATGAGCTTCATGGTCTTGGAAGATAAACGCCTTAACTGGCTTACCGTTAATAATATTCATATTTTCAGTTACAGGATCGGTAACTTGGGTCTCATCTTCAAGCGGTACAATCTTATCAGCATCTCTAATTCCTAGAACTTCCAGCATTTGTCTATGTAAAAGAGGTAAGTCATACATTTGAGGTGCTTGCACTGCAAGTTGTAATGCAGCCTGATACTGCATAATTCGCTGTGCCATAGTCCCAGCATTAGGATCGCTTACAGGAATGATGTCTACTTGATCATCAAAATCCTCCGCTACTAACTCCCCATTCTTAATGTCATAAGGATACTCAGATGGGCCGAAATCTCGAACAATCCCAGAAAGAATACGCAATTCCTTACGCATAGAGGCATGAAGTCTGGCCTGAACCGCACTCATTACCTTCATGGAGCGTTCCAAAATTGCCAGTGTCGTGCCAACAGGCGCTTCAGAGTTCATGTCGGCGGCTTTTACATCGCCAGCAGAGGCAAATCGCCTGCCTTCGGTAACAATATCGCCTAAAAGCTGATAAAGGACGTTGGATGGCTCTTTGTAGGGTAGAAACGTGATGTTATCCCGTATTGCGCCACCTGGAACATCAACATCTCTAAATTCACCAGGCATAATGGGCGTATCATCGCCTTTAATCCGTAATCCACGGGATTTTAAACCACCAGGTAGATTGGAAAGCGTTCCTGCATCTACTAACTGGCGTAAAATGCTGGTTGCAGACTTAGCCAAGCCACCAATCATGTGGATTAAGCCAAATCCATAGAATCCAATACCTGGCAAATACTGATAATGTACAAAATGTTCCCGTTTCATCTTCATCGGGTCATCTTCATACCAGTTTCTGCGTATTGAGAGTATTTCACGGGAAGACTTGTCGATACTGACAACATAAGGCAAGGCTATACCCGTAGGTTCACCATATTCAGAATCCTCAAATCCAACTAGATCCATTTCTGCCTGTACTTCCAGAATGGTGTGGCGGTTATCAAACTCGTAATTAGCCGATCCGCCTGTTAGCTGGTTATATTTTCTTTCAATATCTCCGGTATCGGGACTTGGATCGGGTAAATCGATATCACTATAGAATCCTGAGACCTGTAATTTGCGTACTTCATTGCTGGTGCGCTTCATAATGTGGGTAGCGCGCTCACAAGTAACTAAATCAGAAGCTCCGTAGCTCACTACAAAGTCTTCAGCGGGTACAAACATGGAACAAGGCCGACCCATATTAGGATCGTAATACACTTTTCTGAAAGCAGATCCGGCTAAAGGTAAAGAAAACAGCATTTTTTCTGTTTCCGACCTGTATTCAGTCATTTTTTCAGTGAGTAGATAATTTAAGTAATCTCGTACCCTAGCTGATTGTTGAGATTTCTCATCTGTAACCTGACCGACTACTGATGTTTTAACAGGGCCAGCAGCAGGGAATATCTCTTGAATAGCTTGCGCTTGAAAACGCACAACAGCCTCAGTTAAAACCGGATGAAAAACACCACACGCACCATCCCAAGGCTCAGACCTGTCTTCGTTCTTTAGACCAAGAAGGTCTAATCCATTAATGTAGGTACTTTCCCAATCAGAACGAGAATCTCTGTCAGACTCAAAAGCGCCGATTAAATCAGAGGCAATTTCCCGTAAATCATTTTCCTCCATTAAATCTGCTAGATTTTCATTATGGTCGCTATTGCCGCCCATATCACCATTAGGATCGAAATCAATTATGACTCCACCATCAGGGGTATCAACAGATACAGATTCTGGATTTACAATGTCTATCTCAATAGCCTCTTCTTGTTCAGGCGATTGTGAAAAGGGGTCAAACCCCATAGGGCGTTCTATAGCCATTTATCCATTCCTACTAAAATTACCACCACGAGTCGCAGCACCCATTCCTCTAACTATGCCGCCATCAGACATTTTTTTAACCTTGCCGCCTTTTTCATACTTAACTTTGCCACCCTTGGCGTAAAGACCCATACTTCTTCTAGTAGTAGGTGCTTTCCTTTCTTTTTCTCTACGCTCTTCGTCTAGTACATTTTGCAATGCTTCTTTTTGTGATGCAGTTAACTCTTCTTCTTCTTCTCCAAAAAGAATACGCAATTCCTTTTCATTTTTATTCTTAATCTTGCCACCTTTTTCATACTTAACCTTGGCTTTGCCTGGCTTCTTTTTCTTGCTGTCATAATAACTTGGCATCATTTTCTCCTAGTAATAAGCTGCTCGTTTTTTAAGCATCGGCTCATCTTCTTCATCGGAACTAAGCCTTAAAAACCCGCCTTGGCGGA